AACACTTTACAAGAACCAGAAAATCCTGTATATATACCACAAAATGAACAAACTTCATTTAAACCAGACGACAAAGCCTTAAAATGGCAAGAAAGTAACGAGTGGTTTGGTAAAGATGAAGAGATGACAAGCCTTGCATTAGGCTTACATGAGAAATTAGTTAGAAGTGGGATCAGTCCTACATCTGATGAATATTACCGTCGTATTGATACTACGATGCAGAAACGATTCCCAGAATACTTTGGGGATGCAACGCTAGACGAGGAAACACCCGCCCAGCGCACAAAACCTTCGACTGTAGTTGCTCCGGCAACGCGTAGCACCGCGCCTAAAAAAGTGCGTCTGACGAAGACACAAGTAGCGTTAGCCAAGAAATTTGGTCTAACACCGGAACAATATGCAAGAGAAACTTTAAAATTGGAGAACGCAAATGGATAATAGACAAGATCGTGAATTACAATCAAGAGACGAATTTCAAAGACCTGATAGCTGGCAACCTGCATCATTACTACCTGAATTTAAGAAGGTACCTGGTTGGGCTTACAGATGGATTCGTACAAGTGTCATGAACGAGGCTGATAATCTAAATGTTTCTGCCAAAATGCGTGAAGGATGGGAACCCGTTAAATTAGCGGACCACCCTGAAATGAAACTAATGGTCGACCAAAACTCTCGCTTTAAAGAAGGCGTTGAAATTGGAGGACTATTACTATGCAAGATCCCTCAAGAGTTTGTTGATCAACGTAAGGCTCACTATGCTAAACAAGCACAGCAACAAGCCGATGCAGTTGACAACAGCTTTATGAAACAAAATGACCCACGTATGCCTCTTTTCTCAGAGAAGAAGTCTACAACGTCATTTGGTAAAGGTAATTAATATAAACTTATAAGGAGAATAAAATGGCATATCCAACCATTAATAGTCCTTACGGTTTTCAACCAGTTAATCGTTATGACGGTATTCCGTACGCCGGGGCAACTTTACAGATCCCAATCGGCGCTGCGTACAATACTCCAATCTATAACGGTTCTTCAGTTAAAATCGTACAGAACGGCACAATTGAATTATCAGGCGCTACAACCACAGGTACTATTATCGGTGTTGCAACTGGTTTTCAATACACAAACTCAGCAGGTCAAACAGTTCAAGCTCAATACTATCCAGGTACTAGCGTTACTAACGCTATTGCTTACGTAGTTGTTGATGCATCAGCTGAATTCAAAGTAACACTAACAGCTTCAGGCGCTCCTACAGTAGTAGTTGGTGCTAATGCATCTATTGTTGGTACAAACTTAGCTGAAATTCAAAACGGTACTGGCTCAGCAACAACAGGTAATGCACAATCATCATGCGTTATTCCTGCTAACGGCGCTGGTTCAGCAACAACATTACCATGGAGAGTAGTTGCAGTAGTTCCAGATACAGCTTATTTATCAGGTTCTACAGTGCTTTATCCAGAAGTACTTGTAAAAATTAACAACCCACAGTTAACTGCCCTTACTGGCGTTAATTACGTAGCTTAACTAAGGAGAATAAAACATGGCTATTTCACGTGCACAGCTCCTAAAAGAGCTATTACCAGGTCTTAACGCACTATTCGGTTTAGAGTACAAGCGTTATGGCGAAGAACACAAAGAAGTTTACGAAACAGAAACTTCAGAACGTTCATTCGAAGAAGAAACAAAACTTTCAGGTTTCTCAGCAGCACCAGTCAAAAACGAAGGCACAGCTATCGCTTATGACAATGCTCAAGAAGCTTGGACAGCTCGATACAATCATCAAACTATCGCTCTTGGCTTCAGCTTAACTGAAGAAGCTGTAGAAGATAACTTGTATGACACATTATCAGCACGTTACACAAAAGCTTTAGCTCGCGCTATGGCATACACAAAACAAGTTAAAGCAGCTGCAGTATTAAACAATGGCTTCAACACTTCTGGCGCTTACAACGGCGGTGATGGTGTTTCATTATTTAACACAGCTCATCCACTTGTTTCAGGCGGTACAAACAGCAACACTCAATCAACTCCAACAGACTTGAACGAAACAGCACTTGAAAATGCAGTTATTCAAATCGCAGCTTGGACAGATGAGCGTGGCCTTTTAATCGCTGCTCAACCACGTAAGTTAGTAGTTCCACCAGGTAATCAATTCGTTGCAACTCGCTTGCTCGAAACTGAACTTCGTGTTTCTACAGCTGACAACGACATCAACGCTATTAAGAATAATGGTTCAATCCCAGAAGGTTACACAATTAACCACTTCTTAACAGATCCAGATGCGTACTTCTTAACAACTGATGTACCTAACGGCATGAAACACTTTGTCCGTACACCATTATCTACATCTATGGATGGCGATTTTGATACAGGCAACGTTCGTTACAAAGCTCGTGAACGTTACAGCTTCGGTTGGTCAGATCCTCTCGGTATGTGGGGTTCACCAGGCGCTGCTTAATAGCACACTTGGAAATGTACTAGGATTAACCCGGTTTAGGCCGGGTTTTTCTTTGCCTGTTAATCATGATTTTCTCTATTTCACAGGGAAATTTTAAGAGTAATATGTAGTCATACACACGGTGTGTATAACTTTTTGAAAAGGAAAATATTATGTGGACATCTCCAGCAGCAACAGAAATGAGATTTGGCTTTGAAGTAACTATGTACGTAATGAACAAGTAATGGTTATAGTAACAGACTGCTATTAAGTTAGTACTAAATTGGGGGCTTAATGCCCCCTTTTTGTTTTTATAATGTGCTATAATGCTTGCAAATAGTATCAATTCAGGTATTATTTGGGAATCCGGGTTACCCGGCTTATCAGACTGTCCCGGCAGACGCATACAAGACGGATAAGCTTAACTTTGTATGAAGGAAAATATATTATGGCAATAACCACATTTAGCGGCCCAGTCCGATCACTCGCCGGTTTTATCACAGGTACAGACGTTAATTCAACAGTTACAGCAGCAACATTAGCAGTGACTTCAGATTCTAATGGTCAAACAATCAATTTATCACGTGCAGCTGGTATTACAGTAACACTTCCAGCAGCTACAGGTTCAAAAGCTGTTTACACATTTGTTGTTGCAACAGCGGTTACATCTAATGACTACATTATTCAAGTAGCTAATTCAACAGACACATTTAATGGTTTAGCTTCAGTAGGTGGTACTACAGCTGCTATATTTGGTACTCTTCCAGCTTCTGACACACTCACTATGAATGGATCAACAACAGGCGGTTTAGTTGGTTCTTATGTTCAAGTAACCGATATTGCAGCAGGTGAATATTTAGTAAATGCAGCTTTAGTAGGTTCTGGTACTCCAGCAACTCCATTCAGCGCAGCTGTATAATTAATCACGAGGGGCTTCGGCCCCTTATTTAAAATAAAGGAGATTAATTATGGCAATGCAATATGATGTAAAATCAGTACAATTAGCTGCAGCAGCAGAAGTACCTTACCGCACTCGACTAAAAGGAATATTAATTACTTCTACATCTGGCGGCCAAGTTCTTATTAAAGATGGCGAATTTGGTGAAAGTGTATTCAGATTTGATGCAGTTGCAGAAGGTAATGTTTATGTAGCAATACCGGGCGAAGGTATTCTTTGTGAAACTAGTATATATATGAAGACATCCACTAATGCTTCTGTAACAGTATTCTATGGCTAACAAGAAAAAAGGCGTATCCTTAGCAGTCGGACGTGGTGAGAAGCTCCCTGTGTCTAAAGGCGCAGGTCTTACCGCTAAAGGGCGTGCTAAATATAATGCGGCTACAGGTTCAAATTTAAAGGCTCCTCAACCACAAGGCGGTGCTCGTAAAAGATCATTCTGTGCAAGGATGTCTGGTATGCCAGGCCCTATGAAAGATGAAAAAGGTAGACCTACTCGTAAGGCTGCTTCCTTAAAAAGGTGGAATTGCAAATGACGAAATATTTTGAACATATAGATGAACCTACTAAACATTTAATAGACGGGATTTCGGTGGCAACAGTTATGGGTACATTAATGAGTTGGTTACCATCTATTGCAGCACTATTTACTATTATATGGACAGCTATTCGTATATATGAAACTAAAACTGTGCAAGGCTGGTTTAAAAAAGGTAAATAAATGAAATCATTTATTGAAAGAGTATTTAAATCCAAGCAACGAAAGCAAAAGGAGTTATTAGATGAAATCGCTAATACACAAGTTAAAGAACAAGCTACAGAAGCTGTTGTCGAAGCTATCATTAAAGAAGTAAAAAAAGATAGTAAGAAAAAAGAAGTACAAGAAGTAAAAGAAATTTTTGTAAAACCCGGACATTACTTTGCAGATTGTAATTGTTTTAAATGTATAAGATGGAGAAATCAAAATGCCTAGTAAGTCTAAAAAACAACACAACTTAATGGCAGCTGTAGCTAACAACCCATCGTTTGCTAAAAAGGTTGGTATTAAAAAATCAGTAGGAGAAGAGTTTATGAAAGCAGATAAAGGTCGTAAATTTAAAGAAGGCGGGGCACTGAAAGAAACAGATTCAAGTGAAAATCCTGGATTATCAAAATTACCAACGGAGGTTAGAAATAAAATGGGCTACATGAAAAAAGGCGGTATGGCTAAAAAAGATATGGCACAAGATAAAAAGACAGTTAAAAAAGCTGTAGGCATGCATGAAAAACAATTGCATGGTGGTAAGAAGTCAGACCTAGCTGCACTTAAAAAAGGTGGTATGGCTAAGATGAAAAAAGGTGGATCATGCTACGCTAAAGGCGGCGGTATCGAGAAAAAAGGTAAGACTAAAGGTAAGATTATTTAAGGAGTTATTATGGGACTATTCAGTAAAGAATCAGCAACAGCAACAGCATCGCCAGACGGTGGAGGTTCTTCAGCACCATCAGGTTTTTTTGGTTCAGCATTAAGAGATGCGGTTGGACAAATAAAAGCTCAAGGTGGATTTGATTCTGGATTAGGCAATTCACCTAAAACTCAGGTTAATCTTAATTTAGTTGACGATAAATTTGAAGGTAAGGGTCTGAAAAAAGGTGGCAAGGTTAAAGCTAAAAAAATGTCTTCTGGAGGTAAAGTATCTTCAGCTTCTAAACGCGCTGACGGATGTGCTACAAAAGGTAAAACAAGAGGAAGGATGATTTAATCATGGCATTTAAGGGGTTAGATAGAATGAAAAACGCAATGGATAAAGTTCAAGACATGCAAGAAAAAGATCCAAATGAAATGGCAGCTGAAAAGCTCAATAAAGAAATAAAAGAAGTTCAAGAAAAACAGAAAAAAGAGTTTGACATGCCAAAGAAAAATATACCTCTTAATGATGATATGGGCCCATTACCTAAAAAGAAATATAAATCAGGCGGTTCAGTTTCATCAGCTTCTAAACGTGCTGACGGCTGTGCTACAAAAGGTAAAACAAAAGGTAGGATTATCTAATGAGACCTAGTCGCGGTATGGGTGCTATAAAGAAAACTAAGATACCTAGTGCTACTGAAAATAAAATGCCGAAGGGCAAAGTAAAAGCACGTCGTGATAACACAGACTTTACTCAGTTTAAAGAAGGTGGCCCTGTAGGTTTATATGCAAATATAAATGCTAGAAAGAAAAAAGGTACTTCACGCAGTAAATCAAAATCTACAATAACACCAGAAGCATATGCAAACATGAAAGCAGGGTTTCCTAAAAGGAAAAAATAATGGTAGATAGAACCACAGGACAGACGAGTTTTAATTTAGATTTAAATAACCTCGTTGAAGATGCGTTTGAACGATGCGGTCAAGAGCTTCGTACTGGGTACGACTTAAGAACTGCACGTCGTTCACTAAATTTAATGACGATTGAATGGGCTAACCGCGGTATTAACTTGTGGACTGTAGAACCTGGTCAAATTAATTTAGAGCAAAATCGTATTATGTACCCCCTACCTGTTGACACGATTGATTTGTTAGACATGGTAACTCGCACAGGCGAAGGTCAAAACCAACAAGACATTAATATTAATCGTATCAGCGAGTCAACCTATATTACAATCCCCAACAAGAATGCAACAGGTAGACCTATTCAAGTGTGGATTAATAGACAAAGTGGCCAAGAGAACCCTACTGATATTACGTTAGGTGAAACATTAACAGGCACAAACACAACAGCAGATGACACCATTACGTTATCAAGCACAGTAGGCTTAGCACAATTTGGTTTTATTAAGATTGGCATAGAGACGATTCAATATGGTGGTATTGATGGTAATACAATTACAGGATGTATAAGAGCTGTTAATAATACAGTGATAGCACCTCATGCGATTGGAGATAGAGTCTATGTGCAAAACTTACCTACAGTAAATGTATGGCCGGCACCAGACCAGAGTAATTTTTATCAGTTCGTATATTACAGATTAAGACGAATCCAAGACGCAGGTAACGGTGTTACCGTAGAAGATATTCCGTTTAGATTTATTCCATGCATGGTTGCCGGGTTAGCTGCTTATTTAAGTATGAAGTTACCTAATGTTA